GCTGCGATGTATTTCTTCTAGTAGATCTTTATTGGTTAAGTATTTGATTTTAGCTACTACAGCCATTTTTATATCGCCTTGCTACATAAAGTGTAAGTTTATCACACTATTGTAATTTGTGGATCGATGCCGACCTAAGTCAAGTTGTTTGCATATTTCTAGGTGATTTACCACCATAAATAACAGTTAGGAGCACTGTATATTTATGGCCGACAATAATTCACCTAAAGGTAGCGGAAAGCCCGGCGAAAGCTTGGAGGCGCAGTCAGACGCTGCCAGACAGACAGCTGCGTTTTCAAACAACAGCGACGCCCAGGGTAGACGGGTAAGACTCAGACCTAAACCTAATGCTGCAGTTGGCGAGAACAGCATATACGGGGGCAGCGGACTGTTACAACCACTGCGTAATACCAACGGGATGGTATGGCCATATCAGCCAACGATCATTTATGAACAGTCAGTAGACTACAGCGCTATAGACATGGTCCATGTTAACCAAGAGATACTGGCCTATACTAAAACACCTGCGCTAAAATTATCAGTGACTGGGCAATTTAGTGTGCAGAATCAGCAAGAAGGTATCTATGCACTAGCTGCCATACATTTCATGCGAGTGGTTACCAAGATGTATTTTGGTACAGGTCCCAATCTTGGTACGCCACCTCCGGTGCTGCTGTTTGATGCATATGGACAATATATGTTCAACCAGTTGCCGGTCATTGTCACTAACTATAGTGTAGAATTGCCAGCTGACATAGACTATGTGCCAGTTGACCTTTCAAATCTGCTTACCTACAGCAATGCACAAAGCCAGACCAACATGCCTGGTTATAGCAAAGTGCAAACAACTCCGCAGTTGCAATCATTTGAACAATCCAAGAACGCAGCATACATAGCCAGTAGTTTATTCAAGTCTAGTTTACAAGGATCAGACGGCTATGTTTGGTTGCCGGCAGTGTTTACTCTAACAGTTGGTATCACTGTGCAAAACACTGCTCAAAGATTGCGAGCATTTGATCTAGATGCATTCCGCACAGGCGACCTCATGAAAGAGGGGAGATGGATATGACTCAGCAAGTCACTTATGAAAAAAACAGCCCATACTATCAGACTAAACAAACTGACAACTATGTCAGTTATTTAGACTACTGGAACGGTCAATATATACTTCCTCGCAGCACTGACAGCATATATGAGATAGCCGGGTCGTATAATCATAGACCAGATCTGTTATCATTTCAGATATATGGTACTTCTATGCTTTGGTGGGTGTTTGCACTGCGTAACCCAAACATATTAATCGACCCGGTCTGGGATTTCGTACCGGGTGTCACCATCTATGTTCCAGCTAAGGAATCGCTGATAAGGATAACGTAATGGCTATTCCACCAAACCCCATAGCTGGATTTAGAGCTCGTTTTTTATCGGGAGAACGCGGTGGTTCAAGTCCAACAGATATTAACAACTTGCCGCCTGGTTCTGTGATTGCTCCTACGAATCCACAGAAACTAGACACCAATTTGGCATTGGCTGTTAAGAACAACCGAGTTGGATTTGACACTACTTTAGGTCAACAGCCGGCAACAACATTTAGAAACGATAGAGTTGGTTTTGATACCACTGCTGCCCAACGACTAGCAGCATCTGTTAGGGGCGACAGGGTTGGTTTTGATACCACTGCTGCCCAACGGCAATCTAACAGCCAGGCTACGCCTGCCAATAGCAGTTTTGAGGCCAGATTGGCGTCCTATGGTCTCGACTTCAACCCAGACCCAAATCCATTAAATGAGTATGCAAACTATACATATCATATACGATGGTTTCTAACCAGCGAAGTCGAAGCGTATAACAATGTTAACGCTGCTAATCCAAACAGCGATAGACTGACCAAGACTGTGATAGCTGAGAGCGGTGTTACTGCTGGATTTAATATTATCGAATTAGTCACAAACGCATCTTGCCAACCCAATAGTGAAAAACGTAACATGTGGAACTTATCTGAGTTTAATATGGTAATTTCGGAACCGTTGGGACTTAGCCTATTTGACAAGATATATTTTTCTGCACAAGAGATTGGGGTGATAAATCACAATCTTTGCCCATATTTCATAGAGGTTTGGTTTAATGGTTACGACGAAGACGGTAATTTAGCAGCACCCAACTTGTTCTATAACATGTATCGTGTGACCCTAGTCAATGTTGACGCATCAGCAACACAGGTTGGTACTACGTATAACATAAAGTTTGTAGCTGATAATGGCAAAGGTGAGAACAATAATATTGCAACACCGTTGTCTGCTGTCAGCATCCCCTGTACATCGTTAGCAGAGTTTTTTGATCAGCTGGCAGTGGTAATGAATAAACAACAAGCTAGCGTTAACAACGATGGAATATTGCGAACCAAGTACCAGTTTGTCTATCCTGACATATGGAAAAACTGGAGCATGCGACCTGCAGATACTGACAAGCATGTGAACAGAGGTGGCGGCATGGCAGAAGACGGGCGGCCCAATGTTACTGTGATAAACGTATCAAAAGGTCAGGCCATAGAAAATATAGTGAATTATGCTGTGTATCTATGCAAAGATGCGCAAGACTGGATCACTGGCAATGGCGGGGGCGTAGCAGCAAATGCCGGAACCCAAGCTGACCAGGCATTGATAGGATACGTTACAGTATATGCTAGTAGTAAGATTACTGGATTTGATCCAGTGACCAGAAATTACATAACCGAAGTAACTTATACAATGTTTAGATCAGAAAGCTTAAAAGCCTTTACTGATATGCAAAGCGTTAAAGAAGCACAGAAAGTAACAACTCAGCAAGAAAAGCTGCGGTATCTCGTGGAAAAAAAACGTTTGGTCAAACGTTATGATTACATCTATACTGGATTAAACACTGAAGTAATAAGCTTTGATATCAAGATAAACATGACCTGGGCATTTATCACACCGTCGTGGAGCCAGGGCAATTCGTATTATCAATATGCAACCCCAGCAGTGGCAAATCAAGACAGCCAAGATTATCAAAATGCAAAGGGTTTAGTGACACCTAGTTTAGTACCACTCGATGCTGCCGAAGCTGAGGCGCTTGATAAAACTCTCAGACTCATGAGTGCAGCACCAATTAGTGATTTTCGCTCACAAACTGAAACACAGCTGGTAGCTGCCGCTCGCGGTGCTGCAGCGCTTGCTAACTCTAGTCTTGTGACATTTTTTGATCAAAGCAGCGGACAGTTAGCACTTACTGCTGTCCAAGCTAAGAATCCGGTATTACAGCAGTTTGCAGCCAGGACCAACAACTATATCAACACTAGGCGTAACACACTGGCAACCAAGTATGCCGAAGATACCGCTAACCAGCTAGGTGAGCTGCGGACTCTGCCTTTGCCATTGGTTGCAGTGTTTGATACTCAACCAACGACTCAAAACGCAGCACAGAACGCAGATCAATCTAAGACCACAGTTATACGAGATTCTCAGGCATTTGCATCTGGCACTGGGTTCGTTGGTGCTGTGTTTGGCAATCTTTTTGATGATAATACTAGAGAGTTCCAGTTCATTGAGATAGAGATACGCGGCGATCCGTGGTGGATACCTATCAGCAACGTCACACAGGACATGATAGCTACTAAGTTAACCAACAACAGCGGAACAACTGCAGCAGACACGACTATTGCAAATCAAAATCAAGCTAGCTATTTGGGTGGTGATAACTGCTTCTTGCTACAATTCAGGGTGGGTGTGATAATAGACGAAACCACTGGATTGGCAGTAAATGATTCACAGGGTGCCGACTTCTTTAACGGTATATACGCTGTGAATGAAGCAACTAACACTTTCAGTCATGGCAAATTTACTCAAATACTCAAGGCACGTAAAGATACATTGTCGCAAAACCCAATAGATCTAAATCCGGTGGGTCCTAGTGCAACACCAATTGACGATTATCGTGCACCGCCAACAGCCGCTGCGCCAAAAACATTTAAAGCTGGTATCGGACGAGGCGGGCAATGATCGAGTGGTGTCATTGGGTTTATTATCAAACATGGGAGACTAGCATAACATGGTAGTGATGCAACGTACAGTGGAGAGTGCAAAAGCATACGACCTTGAGCCGGCAGGTCGGGCTACTCAGCTAGATAAGATATACATTGGATTTGTAAAGTCCACTGATGATCAACAACGGATGGGGCGCATAAAGGTTTGGATACCAGAGATTAGTGGCGCATCAACTGACGCAAGCCAGTGGTATATCTGTTCATATGCCAGTCCATTTGCTGGTGCTACTAGCATTTACGACAGTACCAATGGGCCCTCATGGGAGAACACACAGCGCAGCTATGGATTTTGGTTTGTACCACCAGATCTGGAAAACGAAGTACTTGTGTGTTTTATCGGCGGCGACCCTGGGCGCGGCGTTTGGTTTGGTTGCCTTTATCAACAAAACATGAATCACATGGTTCCTGGTATACCAGCCGATGCTAGCAGCAACAATTTACCAGTGGCAGAATATAACAAGTTGAAATCAACGATTTCTGTGAATACTGTTACAGCACCTGTGTACGCTCCTCTGGCAGATCAGCTCAAGATACAGGGCCTGGATGTTGATGAGCAACGAGGACAAAATACTGCAGGTGCAAGGCGCGAATCACCAATCAATTCGGCATATGGTATATTGACGCCCGGCGGCAGCCAATTTGTGATGGATGACAGCCTGCTGTCTAAGTACATCAGATTGCGTACTCAACAGGGCACGCAAATACTAATAAACGATACCGAAGGTTTCATTTACATGATTACCAGAGATGGTAATAGCTGGGTAGAACTTGGACAGAACGGCGACATAAATGTGTATGGTAGTAAAGATATCAGCGTGCGCAGCCAAGGTACGATGAATCTGCATGCTGATCTCGATATCAACATCGAAGCTGGGCGCAGCATATTCATGCGTGCTAGAGGCGAAGTTAGCAGCATATTAACTAATGTATCGTCTGCTACATCACCTAGCGGAGAAATCATAAAAGCATATACCAGCAGTAATGCAGTTGTACCTGCTATTGGTATTAATAATTCGCAAGTTACTATTACAGCACCAACTAGCGGTATCACAGGTACGTTTGTTCCTGGCATGGATATTACTGGTATACCTTGGGATAATCCAACCACATCGAACGCACCACCGGCTGACGGCCCTGTTTCTAATGCAGCAGCTAGCGGCGCATCATTGGTAGTCATAGGCGACTACATCGCAGGCGGGGTAGCACCTGCACTAGCAGAAGCGTATGAAGGCACGCTAACCAATATTAATTACAGTGCTACGATAGCTGATGTACTTGCTACAGTAAACAGCACCTCAGATTTATATAATGCTCAATATGCTGTTATATCAGTTGGCGGCAACGATGCCAACAACGGTGAAAATACTGCTGGTCAGTTTACTACCAGTCTACAAAGCATACGTACTACGCTCAATGCGCAACATTATGTATGGATACTACCAAATGATCCAACTATACGCAATATAGTAAGCGGATTTGCAACCGGTGGCGGCGATGCTGTACAAGACATTACAACTAATGATATTGGCCGGCCAGATTATGCAGCATTGTCTACTAACATCAAAGGCAACATAGGACAAACTACAGCGCCTCCAGTTACACCAACTACTGATAGCACTGCTACTACTACACCGCCTAGCCCGCCAAAATGCACGCTTTCTAGCGTGTCGTTAAATGAAGATGGCAGCCAGATCATATTAAACGTGACCTTTGCACCAGGTAGCCAAAGTTTAAACAGCAATGCATCAGTTATTACTGGCACATTGCAAAATGAAACCGTACCTACACAACCAGTAGCTACAAATAACAATACAACAACGGCAGGCATGATAATGATCAATGCCAATCGCGACCTGCATGTTACTAGTGACAACGACATGTATATACGCAGCAATGGGTTGATGTCGCGTGTTGCTAAGAAAAACATGTTTGACTATGCATACGGTAGCTATGATGTAGCAGCTGGTGGATATCTAACCATGCAGAGCAACGGTCTGTTTAGCATTGGTACCAGCAACAATCTCGTGATGGGCGCAGCAAAGATAGACTTAAATGGTCCTGCACCATCTGCAGCCAAAGCTGGCCCGGATGCACTAGAGCCAATTGATTCA